AGGAACATGAGTTATCGACGGCCCGAACGATTGCACAGAAGGCGCTGGCGTACGTCAGACAGCGTGGGGCCTGATGTTCACGCAAAGCCTAACGCGGACAGCCTCATGGGTTATTCGCGAGAAAGAGACGGCGTGCGTTATCTGCGAAACCTTCAATGGTGACGCCATCCCGCACCTGAAACCTCAGTATGAGGCGGTCCCGATCCTGCAATACCTGCAGGAACTGAATCGCAATATCCACGGCGGGTCACCAGCAATCACCAAAGGGGATTGACCATGTACAAGACATTCACGGAGGCCCTGCTTGCAGCAGTCGAAACCAGTGAACCGCGCGCCAACGCCATCAAGGCGATGGAGCATGAGCCGCAGTACCAGAACGTAAACGGCGTGCGTTTGGTGATTTTCTCTACGCCAGTGTTCACTCTCATAATCCGGAAGGAGCGGGGCGAGAAGACGTGGTCCTATCACTGGATATGGACTGACGCAGCAAGTTAATGGGATCGCCCATGAATGAACTGATTGAGTCGGTCCGCGCGCTGGGGCACGCAAAGAATCCGACCTCGGCCCTGATTCAAGCCGTCGCGGCCTCTGCTGCGCAGTGTCTGGCGGCGGCGACCGGCAGCCGTGTCGATATCGTGCTGTACGGCCTCGTCGTTGTATCGCGAGGCCCGGCAGCCGCACAAACCAAGCAAAAGGTAGGGTAAAGAAATGAAGGTACAAATCGACTACGCTGACCTGCAGCGCCAACGTGGCCGCGTCATGCTCGTGAATGCCCTATTCATGCTGAAGCTCGGCGTAGGGGCAGTCGTGTGGTTTCTCTGCGCAGGCATGGCAGCCGGGACGCCGGCATTCATGCCGGTGCTGATCGGGGGCCCGATCATCGGATTCGTCGTGTTGATCCTCGCCTGTATTGACCAGGTGAAAGACATGGATTATGGTCGCGGGGGCGAGTCCGCTGGGGACTTCGAGCCGACTTTCAAAAGCCTTGCAATGCCAAGTCCGTATGACTGGGGAGCAAGCCAAAGTCCGCTGAAGTTTCCACGGCTCAACAAGGAAAAGCCGTATTAAACCGACCCCGGGGAAACTTCATGAGAAAGACTCTCGTTGCCGCGCTGCTAGCAATAGCATCCGTCGGCGCTCACGCAGGATCATATTGCGATCAGCAGGCCGACGCAATTTACAGAATCGCGCAATATCGCGATAGTGGGCACACGGAAACGCAGGCCGCAACGGCAGTCATAAACTCAAGCAACCCGAAAGAGTGGAAGAACTACACGCTAACCTTAATCAGGCAGGTGTACCGAGTCTATAACGACGGAAAGGGTGCTGAAGAGATTCGCGGCAGGGTAAAGTTCCTCTGCGAAAACAACTGATCTTCCAATTTCATCCCGATCAAGCCCGCCTAGCGCGGGCTTTTTTATTGCGTTCGTGACGTGACGATCATGGCATCCATACACCACTTCCAAAAAGGAATAGCCATGGCCGCACCGATGCGCGTCGTCGTCAAGGATAACCTGGGCAAGCCGTTCGAGCCGGCCGCCCTGCCGCACGCATACACCTACGACACGAACGGCAATCGCCTGACCGATACGTGCATCGAGCAGGGCGCTATCGTCCGTGTCAAAACCTACACGTACGTCGAAGTCGGAACCGCATGGCTGGTTGCGACCGAATCCGCGTGGGTCAACGAAACGCAACAGAACGTCGATTAGCCGTCGTGACGCCAGCATAAATCGTAGGTTCATGAACGATTTTTGAGGCGTCATAGTGCAGCAGCACGAAATCAGGCTTCCACTTCTCTTCGGCGCGCAGTCGCAGGCATTTGCCAGCACTGCGCGCTTTAACTTGGTCCATGGCGGCAACGACTCAGGCAAGACGACGCTCGCGCTCGTTACCCTGCTGATTTCCCACTTCGGCGCGCTCAACGGCTTCAGGACGGCGCTCGTCGTGCCCTCTGACGACGACGTGGAGCGCATGAAGGCCGCGCTGCTGCGCGTCATCCGCCCGCTGCTTATCAACCGGCCTGAGCACATGCGCTGGGACCTGGTGAACGGCGGCTCGATCAAGTTCATTCCGCGCGACAAGCCCGAACCGATTTACGACGAGTTCCACCTGATCGTCGTGGACGACGCGCACAAGATCGACCAGGTGCAGGATTTCCATGAGAGCGTCCATTTAAACCGCCATGGGCGGGTTTGGTACTTCGGCAAGCCCATGGGCCTGCGTGGTCCGTTCGCGGCCCTCTACAGGGGCGCAGGACGCGACTGGGAGACATTCCAACTCAAGAGCGAAGGAAACCCATACGCTGACCGCGCGGCCATCGAGTTCGACCGCGCGAACATGTCGCTCGACACGTTCCGGCAAGAGCGCCTCGGCGAGTTCGTGGACGCGCCCATTGACCTGACGCCCGGCCAGCAGATCATCGGCCCCAATGAGACCTTCCGCGAGTGGTGTGAGCGCCTGTCACGCGAGGGGCTGAAGGTGGACGGATACCCGTTCAAGCTCGATGACCGCCCGGCGATGCACTTCATTTACGACCTGATTCCGCACACGGTCAGGGACGCGTACCAGCGCGTCGATATCATCATGAAGTGTACGCAGGTGGGTTTCACGGTCATGGAAATGCTCGCCATGATCTACCTTGGCCTGCGCTTCCCGTCGTCCAAGATCGGCATGTTCATGCCGTCGCAAATGCTTGCCGCGGGCAAGTCCACGCACCGCTTTATGGCGATTGTGCGCACCATCCCCGCCGTGCGCCGTTACCGGCGACGGCAACGTGCTCACGCGGAACATCGGCGAGTCGCGGTATCACTTCCTCTGGACATCGGGAAAGACGGCCACGGAATCGAATCCGATGGACGTGGTCAGTTTTGACGAAGTACAGGAAATGGTGATCGCGGACATGGAGAAGGTCCGCGAGCGTATGTCGGCTTCGAAAATGAAGTACACGTTAATGGGCTCGACCGCGAACCTGCCCGACGGCGACATTCACTGGTGGTTCAAAAAGGGGAAGCAATACCAGTTCCATACGGAGTGCCCGCATTGCCTCGTCAAGCAGGTGCTCGATGAAAACTTCCCGGCGTGCATTGGCTACGATCCGACCGCGCTGCGCGTGAATGAGCGCGAGCGCGAAGCCGGGCTCACCGGCGAGTATCGCTACAAGTGCAAGGAATGCGACGGCTGGATTGACGACACGCAGCGCGGCGAGTGGATCGCGAAGAACCCGGAAGCCATCAACCGATCCGTCCATTTTCCGCAGACTCTTTCGCCGACCATTTCCGCCCGCGAAATGATTGAGGCGTATCACAACGCTGCGGATATGCGTAACTTCTATAACCGGAAGCTCGGCAAGCCGTATGCGGACCCCACGCAAATCCCGATCAACCTCGAAATCCTCGCTGAGTGCGTGGAAGAGGGCAGGCGGCTCGGCGTGGAGTGGAAGGACCGGGCGCGCGGCACGTTCGCCGGTATCGACCAAATGGGTAAGTTCAACGTAATCATCATTTGCGAGCGCCTGCCGACCGGCCACATGGCAATCGTCCATGCAGAGGAAATCTATTCGGACGATCCCTTCGCGCGGTGCTCGGAACTGATCGTGCAGTACGGCGTGAAGGTGTGCGTGTGTGAGACGCTGCCGAACTACAACGATGCGCACCGCTTCGCGAACCGCCACAAGGGCATCGTGTTCCTCGCGAGCTACGCGACCATTCAGGACGCTTCGCTGCGCTGGGGCGATGCTGTGCCGACGAAGGCAGAGCGCAAGACGGACGAAGAGGAACAGGACCGCTATACGGTCACTCTCGACCAGTACAAGAGCATGCAGGTGGCGCTGGCGCGCATCACGGCGCACGTGTGCGTGTTCCCCGATCCGAAGGGGCTGCTGCAGGAACTGACGGACGACGGCGACAACGGCATCCGCGGCACGAAGCAACTCGGGCCGATCCTCGAACGCGTGTTCAAGCACTTCACGCGCACGGCGCTGATTGTTGAGCAAGACGAGGAAGAGAAGAAATTCCGGCGCAAGGTGGTGAAGGTCGGTATCGACCCCCACTTCTCTTACGCTTTCATGTTGATGAACGTCGCGTGGGCTCGCGCGCACGGCGGTACGGCGTTCCTGTTTCCGGATGCTGACGAAGGGGATGGAAAAGTTATGATTAGCGATAGCGCGCAGGTGCAGAGCCCGATTCTGAACAAGCTGATTCAGGAGAAGCAGCAAATCACAGAGGAGCGCTGCGGCGGGTGCGCTCACTTCGATTTCGACCGTAAATACTGCAACGAAATGCAGGTGATCGTCATGCCAGCGGCGCACGCCTGCCACATGTTCGAACAGGTTTAGGATTTGATGGTCGGATGCTGGTTCGTCTTGATAAGGAACAATTCGAAACGTGCCTTATCGATGTTGCGAGACCCCGCCTCGTATTCGTGCCAGCGCTTACCGTGGCCCAGGTGGACAAGCGCGGCGGCCTTCGAGTGACTGATACCTGCGGCCCGGCGAAGGGCGCGCAGTTCTTCGGGTGTGGGGTGTAGATTCAAAATGCTCCCATC